CCAGCAACTGACAACGTACTACAAGAAGTTGGTGATGTAATGGCTGTATCAGCAGATACCGAGTATTCATTGATTAATATGAATTTAGGTTAGATGTGTTAAGACGGGAGACAGAAAATGGCTGATGCTGTTACTTCTCAAACCATTGATGATGGAGAGAGGATTGCTGTGATGAAGTTTACCAATGTCAGCGATGGCAGTGGCGAATCCGCTGTTACCAAAGTAGATGTATCCGCACTTGCTTCGAACAGTTCTGGAACGTCATGCTCAGAAGTTAGGGTACTTCGGGTAAGTCACGCAATCGTTGGTATGTCTGTAAAATTATTACTTGATGCAACTTCTGACGTTTTATTGCTTGATCTTGCAGAGAGTAGTAACGGACATTTGGATTTTACTTCTTTTGGCGGTATTCCTAATAATGCAGGATCGGGTAAGACTGGAGATATCCAATTTACTACAACTGGAGCTTCGTCTGGTGATACTTATTCGATTATTTTAGAGATGATAAAAGTTTATTCAGATTGAGGAGATACTCTATGAGTGACTTTGTTATTGCTGAAAATGGTCAGTTTCCACCTCAATACAATGTATTGGAAAAGGGTGAGGATGGAATTTATAAGCTTATTTTCGGCCCAGATGACCTAGATGATGCTAAAAGAAAATTATCTGAACTGTCTGATCCGAAAAGGGCCAGAGATGATTCTGGTCAATATATTGCTGATGATCCTGAAACTCCAGAAGTCAATGAAGCCTATGTAGGTGGAAGGAAGAAAGAGTCTTCTAAGAAAAAATCTTCTAAGAAGAAGACTTCTAAGAAGAAGACTTCCAAGAAGAAGACTTCCAAGAAGAGGTAGAAAAGTGTTCATCAAACCATACCGTCTGTTGTAGCGGTCGGTATGGTTTTTTATTGCGTGTAATAAGTAGGGGTGCAAATATGTCGAGAACCATAAGAAGTAAGAGAAGGGGATACCGCAAGGGAGGCGTTGGAAAATTCAGGGACCGAACACCTTATAATAAGGGCGGACCCGGAAAGCTAAGGAGAGTAGAGGATGATCTTCCTGCCTCTAATCTAAGCGGGGGTAGAGGAGCCAGCACCAGAGGGATGGTTGTTAAAGGTGCTGAGAAAAAGCGCAAACCAAAATATTAAGATGCCCCCTATCAGGAAAGTAGAGGGTGGCTGGAAGATCAAGAATGTAAAAGGTAAATCTTCATCCAAGCAAGCCGCAAAGAGAAGGCTTAGGGCCGTAAAGGCAAACCAGAAATCGCGTGGAAAGATATTATGAGAAAATCCCATAGAGACAGAAAAGCATTAGGCAAACAGAGATTAGCTCAAGACGCAAAAACAGCAGGTAAAGCAGGAGCATTGGCGGCAGGAATTGCCATAAATCCTATTGCCACTGCTGTAGGATATATGGGAGCCACAGCTGCTAAACAACTTAAAAAGTCTTCGGATAATCCTTCTCCAACAACAAAGGTTTTATATCCTGCGCCCTCTGGTAGGGGAACAGTTCATGGTGAATCTGTACCCAATCCTAAGTGGAAGCCTAAACCTTCTGATTTTGAAATATAAAATATTAATATTAGGGGATATACGGTAAATGGCAACGAGCGGAACTTATACATTTAATCTTGATTTGGCTGATATCATGGAAGAAGCTTTTGACCTGTGTGGGATGGAGCTTCGTACAGGGTATGATTTCAAAAGTGCCAAAAGGGCTTTGAATCTTGTATTTCTTGAGTGGCAGAACAAGGGACTTAACTTGTGGGCAATAGAACAGGCCACAGATACCCTTGTGGAAGGAACCAGTTCGTATGCACTTGAGAGTAGTGCGATGGAAGTGGTGGATGCTTTTATAAGGACAGATGCTGCTGATGTAAATAAGCAACAGGATCAAGCACTTATCCGTATATCAAGAACAGCCTACGACCATCTGGCAAATAAACTGACCCAGTCCAAGCCTACCCAGTACTATGTGGATAAAGGGACAAGTTCTATGAGTATTGTTCTTTGGCCTACACCAGACGGCTCTCAGACCTATACTCTGGTTTATGACTACATCCAGAGGATCGAGGACGCTGGAACTGTCGCAAGTAATAATGCTGATGTTCCTGCCAGATACCTTCCATGCCTGACCTATGCCTTGGCCTATAATCTTGCCTGCAAGTCAGTTCAGGCGCAGAACAGGATTCCGATGTTACAGCAGAGATACAATGAACTCTGGCGTGATGCTAGTGATGCAGACAGGGACAGGTCTACAGTTCGTTTTGTCCCAGATAATACGAGTTACAGGTAAATGGCATATGCTGCTGGGAAAAGGGCGCTTGGCCTCTGTGACAGGTGCGGGTTTACCTATAAACTTTCGGAACTCAAGTATGAAATAGAGGATCAGGTCAGGAATGGATTGAGGGTATGCTCTTCTTGTTTTGATCAGGACCATCCTCAGTTACAGCTTGGTAAGGTAAAATTTACCGATCCTCAGGCTTTGTATAATCCAAGGGCGGATAGTGGAGAAAAATCCTCTACCAGTTATTATGCGTTTAATCCTGTTGGAGGCGGCGTAACAGAATTTGGTTCCAGTACTGTCGGGCTTAAAATGACAGGAAAGGTTGGTAAGGTTAAGGTGGTGACCTAATGGCTTGGACATTTACAACATTAAAATCTGCCATACAGGACTATACCCAGAATAGTGAAACTACATTTGATAGCTATCTGGATGAATTTATTGTTCAGGCAGAAGAGCGCATATTAAAAAATGTATACCTTCCGTTTTTCAGAAAAAATGTGACTGGTACAACAACTTCTGGAAATGCTTATTTATCTACGCCATCTGATTTTCTTGCTCCGTTTTCACTCGCAGTTGATAACAGCGGATATGAGTATCTTCAATTTAAGGAAGTAAATTTCATCAGGGAAGCCTATCCAGTAAGCAGTACTACTGGAATTCCAAAATATTATTCATTATTTGATAATGATTCTTTTATATTAGGACCTACCCCGAATGCCAATCTGACAACCGAATTGCATTACCAGTACAGGCCAACTTCAATTACTGCATCTGGAGACGGAACAAGCTGGATTGGGACTAATGCAGCGGATACTCTTTTATACGGTTCATTGGTAGAGGCTTATACTTTTATGAAGGGTGAGCCGGATATAATGAAAAATTATGAAATCAGGTTCAAGGAAGGTATGTCAAGATTGAAGGTTCTTGGAGAAGGTCGGGATACAAAGGATTCTTATAGAACTGGTACAGTCAGACAGCAAGTTACTTGATGCTTGATATTGATATCAAATCTCCAGTAGGGGAAGTGAAGGTAGAAACAACTCAGTACAGGGGATTTACCCCAGAAGAGATAGCAAGTCGATCTATAGAAAAAATAGTGTCAGTGGCAGATTGTGCTGACCCAATTGTCAAAGAACAGGCAGAGGCATTTAAGAGAAGGGTATATCATGTTATTTTGAAAGCCTGTAAGGATTCAATCCAGAGTGACAGGACCAGTCTTTATAATATTTTAACGCAACAGGGCCATGAGGACATGGCGGATATTTTGAGGAAAATCTAATGGCACATACACAAGCAGTAACTACGAGTTTTAAGTCTGAGTTGTTGCAGGGCATCCACAACTTTCATAACGGCTCAGGCGGAGGCACGACCACAACCACGGGAACAGGCAACACATTCAAGATCGCGCTCTATACATCGAGTTCGACCATGAGTGCCAGTACGACTGCATACACAACCACGAATGAAGTTTCGGGTACAAATTATTCAGCGGGAGGTAACACTCTCACGAATGTCGATCCCTCCACTTCAGGGACTACAGCCCTGACCGATTTCGCGGACTCCACATGGTCAACAGCTACGATTACAGCTAACGGGGCATTGATTTACAATTCCAGTACAACCGCAGGTAGTGCGAACCGCGCAGTGGTGGTTCTGGCTTTCGGTGGCGACAAGACTTCAACGGCAGGCGATTTCACGATCACATTTCCCGCAGCAGATGCGAGTAATGCCATCATCAGAATCGCGTAGTGAGTAGATAATGTGGCTAACGCAAAAGTTGCATGGCAAGGCTGGAACTCTAGCAATATTGCTTGGGGTGAGAGCACTTGGGGTAACGCAGAAGAGGCATTGCCGGGATCAACAGCGTCTGTTAATTCCGTCACTGTCACTGCCGCAGCGGGTGTCTCTGCTTCAGGAAACTCGACAACCGTATCTACGGCCAGCGTTACTGTTACGGGTAAGGCGGCAGTCACTGCAAGCGGGAATGTGGCAACTTCTGCGGTCGGCTCAGTCTCGCTTGTCACGAATAACACGATTGAAGTTACCAGTGATGCGTCTACTGCATATACCGCTTCTGTCACAGTGGTTGCCAAGGCAGCGGTCGAAGTTACAGGTAATGAAGTTGAAGTATCTACAGCCAGTGTTTTGGTATGGAGTATTGTGGATGACGGACAAACACCTTCTTGGTCAACGATTTCTGATTCACAAACACCAAGTTGGAGTTCAGTGGATGACGGACAAACTCCTGATTGGAAAGAGGTAGCATAGTATGGCGACTTATGTAAATGATTTAAGGCTCAAGGAAATATCAACTGGAGATGAGTCCGGTACTTGGGGAACATCCACAAATACAAATTTGGAGTTGATAGGAGAAGCCGTATCCTACGCCACACAGGAATCTTTTGGCAGTGATGCAGATGCAACTACAACGGTTGCTGACGGGGCCGCTGATCCTGCCCGTGCTTTCTATTTCAAGGTCACATCAAGCGGTTCTTTGACCGCAACCAGAGTTTTAACGATTGCTCCCAATACGGTGAGCCGTATTCAGATTATTGAAAACGCAACAAGTGGCTCACAAATCATTACGATCAAACAGGGAACCGGGGCCACACTGAATATCCCTACCGGCGAATCCCGCATGGTTTATTACGATGGGGCTGGAGCCGGGGCAGCAGTAGTTGATGCGCTGGCTGATATCAATATCGGCGGCAAAGTTACGGTAGGGGTAAATGATACCGGTCATGATGTAAAATTTTTCGGGGCCACATCAGGTAAATACTGGTTGTGGGATGAATCGGCAGACGGGGTGGTTCAGTACAGCACCCTGACGGTTGGAGTGAATGATACCGGATATGACGTAAAATTTTTCGGGGCCACTTCCGGGGCTTATATGCTCTGGGATGAATCCGCAGACGATTTAAAGCTAGTTGGTGCTGCTGGACTTACAGTTGCGGGAAACATTGATATAGATGGCACAGCTAAC